AATATGTTACAAATTACCATTACACCGTCAATGCTAATCTTTACCAACCTGCCAGATGCAACGTACACCATTTTAAAAGGTCAATACCACTTAGAACACAACGACAAAGGGCATTTTATCAAGGGTACACAACAACAGTTGTTTAAGGTTCTATTGGAGCTGTCATACACATACGATATTGAATTATCATAGCATATCAATTTAGTATATTCAAACAATATCGCATTTACAAAATATGTAAAATACTGTATACTATATAGTGTCATAATCTTTTAAGAGCCATATGATAGTATTTTCCTTCTTATTATTTGCAAAAAGAGCCAGTACAATTGTACCGGCTCTTTTTGTTTTAGTAGATATTCATAAACAATTCTTTGATACGCACATCTTCAATAATCTGTTGTACGATATTTAAAAACAGCTCTCTAAACTCTAACATATCGTGAGCATATGTATTAACACCCTGGTTACCTTTACGGTGTAATGTGTGTTTTGTTTCGCTTTCACTTTCGCTGGAGCTTGTGCCACTGCTTGACTGTGTTGTTGTACTGTTTGATGTACTTTCGTCCGTATTGGTTGTTGTGTTGCTACCTGTGGAGCTTTCAGAACCCTCCGAATTGCTGGTATTTTCGTTTTTCTTCCAGTCTACAGCATCAGCATAATTAACACTATCAATGTTTGAACCTGTGATTGTAAGGTTATTTTGCGGTGTTTCAGACTTAATATTTTTACCTGTGTCGGTTGTTTCCATTGATGTATTACTATTGCTTGTTGATGTGGTTTCACTGTTTGTTTCACCACTATTGTTCATTGTTGTATTTGCTGTACCTGTTCCGGTTGTTTCGGTGTCACCCTTTGCAGAACCTTTGACAGTTTCGGAATACTCCTCTGTAATATCAATGTTACCAAAAATATCGTCAATAGCGTTTAATATATCCTCGGACTTGAAAAGCTGGTTATAATACGGCATTATTTCACACATTGATATTTCAAGTTCGTCAATAAAACGACCGACGGTTTCAAAACCAATTTCACGGTATTTATAGTGGTTCAACAGCTTTGTGTTAATTTCTTCACGTGTTGGTACAACTGTAAACAATGCTGGGTTTTCCGGAACATAAACCGGGTATGTTGATAATGCTTTATCAATCAACGGTTTTACCTGTTCGTTATCCAACAGGGTTTTTAATACAACGGTGTATTGTCCGTAAATCATATTGTGCCACCGTCCTTTTCTTTCCAGTTATCCAGAATAGGTGTATCAAGTGTACGTAGCTTAACAGAAATATTTGTACCAAACAATTCGTTAATTCGTTTACAAGCATCTTCACGGGCTTTTAACATAACCTGTGCAGACATTTCAACTTGCTGATTGTTTGCCTGTACTTCATCGTCAACCAAACGTTCTTTTTTATCTTGGTTCGCATTGTTGATACCCAAAAAGGTCATACACTCGTTCCATACTGCGTGTTTTTGCAACTGTAGTTTATCAAAAACGATGGGTGCTTTAATATCCAGTGATTTAACACCGTTAATATCCAAATTTTTATCACCGTAAATAACAGGTTCATTACCGGTTATATTTTTAAACAGATTTTTCATTGTTAATTTCTGTTTATCACTACACAAAATAACAACCGGTGTTTTCTGTGCGTTTATATTAACGTCAATGGTTCTTGAAATGTCAGCAAGTCGCATTGCGTAAAGCTGTATTGTCATATATGTAGGTATACGGCAATCGTTATTACAGATTAATACGCACTCGTCGTAATTATCCAGGGGTTTACCCATATAACCAGTCCCGTAAGGTGTTAACGTTGTTGGTTCGTCGTAAGGGTTTAAACCACCGCTTTCGGTTGCTTTCGCAACCATAAAACCCTTTGTTTTATCCTTGTAGAATACGCAAGAACCCTCGGTATACAAATATTTTTCAATCCACTTTTCGTTAATTCCTGGCGGTAGGTTATCCCACTGGAAAACAGAACGAGCCAGCAACATTAAACGGTAATAGTAATCAGTAAATGTAATGTCGTTTAAATCTTTTGCAAAACTTTTTAAAGATAAAATATCATAACCCATAATATCACCCCTTTACACTATGCTGTTATCAACGTTGTAATTTTTTATGTTTGCTGGGTTTTTCCAGAACGTAATACCACGGTTGTAACAGTCTTTAATTTTTCGCATATCTTCCATAGGAATAGCACCGGTAATATTGCAATCAATGGTTTTTGTATACCAGTAGTTCGCACGGTGGTTTTTATTAGGTGTTTTTACTCTGTTTGTTTTATAGCCAAACATACTAAAATAATCGTCAATTACCCTTGCGTATTCTGCTTTAATAGACATATCCAGATATCTAAAGTTGTTATGCCCGGAACTAAATGCAACGTCCCCACAATTTAGGTTGCCACTTGCCTGGGCTGGTATAAGGTCGTGTTGCTGGTGCTGTGAAACGCTGTTCATAATTGCAGTTACACCGCCAGCAATCATACCAACACCGGCAAGAGTGCCAGCACCTGTACCCAACATTGCGACACCACCGGCAATACTACTAAACGCTGTAACACCTGTCATTACATTATTAATACTGTTCTGTGTCAGCCAGTTTGTGTAAACGTCGCTTGTCCAGTTGCAAACAGGGAATTTACCCAGAGGTATTGAGTAATCGCTGTTATAAGCTACAACGTCGTACTGCATCGGCATTGTACGTATTGAGCAGCCCGGAGTAATTACACCGTATGTTCTAAATTTACGGTCACCACCATTGTAAAATTTTTCGTTGTGATAAATACCGCAACCGCCCTGTTGGTTAGTCACATATAAATATGAATATGGATAACACAACAATTTTTTATTTCGTGGTGTATAACCGTCAAGTGTGGTCGGTGCTGAACCCAAATTAATATCCCAGAAATTAGCCGTTGCTGTTTCTTTAATAAAACCGCCGTCGTTGTTTGGGTCTATTGATACTAATTGTGTAGGGGCTAAAAATATCGCCTGTATTGCATCGGCTTTACCCCCATCGTATGCCTCAATAAATGCTTTTGCGTTGTCTGTTGTAAGTGCATAACGATATCCAACACCGGAAAATACACCACCGTATTTTTTACCAACTGTTTTATTGCCGTCTGCATCTTCAGTAACAGCCAGTATAATACAAGTTTCCATTAAAGCACCGTCAATTTTACCGTCACCGTTCTTTATATATTCGCCTGTCTCTAAACCCTCTGGTATTGTGTTATGTCCAATACGGTCGTCGTTTGTGTGTTCACGTTCAATAAAAGAGGTGTTCACGGTGTAGTTAAATAACCAGGTCTGTATAACGTCTGTTTCTATGTAAATATCACACATACCGGGTGATACGTAATCAATATTGGTAATAAAAGCGTAATACCATTTATCACCGTTTTTATACATTACATAGTTAGCACCAATAACGTCGTCGTAATCGCTGTCCCAGCGAATTTTTTTATCTTTACGCTGGTAAGAACTATTTGCCATTGTATCAACGGTTTTTGACATAAAGTAACTTGCCTGTGCTGTTGAGTTTTCAAAATATAATGTATGTGTATAGTCATTTTCCAGAGGTACGTTTAATAAACGTACCTCGGTAATTTCATAATTAGCCATATTGTTACACCTCGTTAAACTGTATCACCGTTTGCGTCTTTCCACCCTGTTGCTGTTTTCCATATAGGTTGCATCATATTTACGTCATAGAACATAAAACCAATTGGAGCGTCAACAGGTCTTTCACCTGTTGTGCCTACTGTAATATGCTGTACGGCTCTGTATTCAGCATCTTTCATAAATGTAATATCTGGTTTGTAATAAAAATGCTCGTTTAGGTTAAAAATTGAACCGTCCTCAACTGTAATCGCAAGGTTATCCAGGTCAACGGCTGTAATTTTTGAACCCTCTTTATCTTTATTGTACAGAGTACCACCAACAGCAAAAGTTGTACCTCGTTTTTCCGACGCAATCCCGAAACTATCGGTATTTACTGTAATAACATTACCGGTGATAGCTGTAATAATACCGTTTGAATAGTATGTATCAGCGTCGGTAATCTGCTGGTAAAATGCAATGTGGTTTCCTGGTGCTTGGTTAATAAAAATATCACCAGCTTTTTTAACCTGTTTCCACTGTCTGTTTTCAATGTTTTCACCAACAAGAACGTCTCCCATTACATTACCGTAAATTGCCGGCATTGGTATGTCGTAACCGATTTTCTCCGGTTCGATAACGTCGTTATTGGTTTTACCGATATAACTAAATTTATCGTCCAGTGTTGTAAGGTAAAAACTCCTACCAGTATCAAATTTAGTTGTATTAAAGGCATATTCGCTTGTTGATGTAGCATCAATACCGTTAAGTTTACAATTTTTCAATTCAAGGTCGAATTTTACCCGTGAATTGCAGAATTTACCTTTACTTTCACCGTTACCACCAATTGAGGAATTTTCAATTGTAAGCTGTGACGCATTACCAATAATGTAAGTGGCTGTTTCATTTTCAAGAGCAAAGATATAAGCACTTGAAATAGCTATTCTACTGTTATTTAAATGTAGTGGGTTAACAGCGTTTACACACTCACAACCCATACCATTAATTTTAATGGTACAGAAATTAAACTTATATACTGTACCTGTACACCAGTCTGCACAAACGTTTGCCCACTCGGAGTATGTCATACCCTCAATATCATAGGCAATATCTGTTGCATACATTACGTATGTATTTTCAAGGTGGGTTGATGTGCTGGACGCATTAATTTTAATACCGGTTGCACATCTCCATACACTAACATTTGAAATGGTAGACACCCAACAACCCTTGAACAGATAAATACCAATTGAACACTCATTGATGTTTACGTTATCAATCTGGATATATGGACAACTTAACTCGGAATAAATACCAACACCGGAGTTATCGCAAGAGATTGTTAAATCTGTAACTTTCTGCCCCTCTGTATAATCAAATACATAGTTTGTTGAACGTACAAAGCTAATTGCCGGTGTAGAACCAACCTTTTTAATAATTGTATGCTGTCGGTCAACACCGCTAATTGTCTGGTGTTCATACAATTTAAGTGTATTTTTAATAAGGTATGTACCGGCTGGAATTACGACGGTTTTATTATGTTCAAAAGCGTAGTCAATAGCTTTCTGTATAGCATCTGTATTATCTGTTACACCGTCACCAACAGCACCAAAGGAATTTACAGAAACAATGTTATCTGTTTTCCGTTCAATCATTGCTATTGCCGGTTCGATAATATCTTTTACAATGCTGTCAAACTCACCGTTATTTTTCATAAGTTCCAGCATATCATACAGGGTGTTTGCAAGATTATCTTTCATATAAAGAATACCACCCTGGATTTTACCGTCCTGTTCCAGATACTTTGATATTCTTTCATTGTTAATTTTGTTAAGTGCATCAACAATTTCATTTACTTTTTCTGCAATACCCTTTGACAGAGCAATTGCAGAACGTGCCTCATTTGAATAAAGGCTATCTGTTATTTTAGGTAACATATAATGATTTATATTTTTCATTGTTTTATACCTCATATTTTAGTTTGCTATGCCCACATTGTTAAAATGTGAGCATAGTCATTTTTAAATCAGTTCCATTGATAAAATATTAATGTCAAATGTACCACTACCATTGTGCTTAAACATAGGTGTGAAATATCTGTCCCCAGTCATTGAGCTTAAATCAACTTTAAGTTCATATACACCACCGGCTGCAAACTCTTTGATAGTATGGTGTGGTTCAGACCAATCTATATTTTTCGGGCCTGTGCCAATATACAAAGATGCACCAATATTATAATCATTGTTGGCTGGTTCACTATAAGCATAGCTTGATGTAAATTTGAGTATAGCATAATTATAATCTGTAACATCAATAGGCTGGATAATATGACAATAAGCATTTGCACCACTTGACAGGGCAATTCTAATATTACTTGCCTGTTCTGTTACAGTCGCTGACCCATTTTTACCATAACACTCGAAAGTATAACCATTGAAAAATGTACCATTTAAGTAAATTGTTAATCCAACGTCATACCATTGATTGTTTGTATAAATACGGATTTTTTTATCATACCAGGTAGTAGTACCATCGTTCTGTGTAGCATTTATAGGGTTTATAAAAAATTGATTTTCTTTTAAAATATTAAAGCTATTTTTATATCCACCAAGACCACTTTCAAAAAAGATATTTACCATACCGGGTGTGCTTGCCCAGTTTGGTTTACTGATATTTGTAAAATGGTAACCGGAAATTGGTACTTCAGTATTTACCCATATTGTATTTTCTTTTGGTGATACTGGCTGTGTTGTACCACCTACAACATCAAAATTGAGATTATTACCAGTACCACCACTCTTAAAATTTAGCTTTGTACCATTAAGGAAACAGGAAACAACATAACCGTTTTTAAAATAATCGGTTGTCAGTGGTTCACCGTTCTGGAAACAGGCAGTTACTTCAACACCGTTTACATAAAACAGGTCACCTTCTACATAATCGGCTGTTGCAACAAATTTAATATTATTACCAGAACCGTTAATATAATGGGCAACACCCGTTTTTGCGTGTGTATATTCGTTAATTGCATTTTCTACAGGTGCGTAATAGCTTGCAGGCTGTCCACCAAGTTTAGAGCTATCAACAGCAGTTTCAGTAACACCCAGTTTATTTTTTACAGCGTTATTAGCGTTGTTAGCTGTTGTTAAAGCTGTATCGGCTGTTGTTTTGGCTGTATTTGCTGTGTTCTGGACTGTCTCAATCTGTCTAATTGTACTGTTAACGGAAATATTAAGCGTTTCAATATTTGCGTTTGTTGTATCAAGCGACTGTTGTTTTGCGTAATATTCCGGTAACTGTCCTCCCAGTCTTTCGGCATCGTCAACAATACCGTTATCGTTTGTATCGTAAATAGCTTTCTGCATATCTGCCGTGCCACTTTCAACAACCAGGTTGTCAATTTTTTCTGTAAGCTCTGTTTCAAGTGTTTCAAAATCGGTTGTTGTGTTCTGTTTAAAAGTTTCAATATCTGTTACCAGGTTTGAAAAACTTTTATTAATATTGGACTGGAACACGTTCATATTATTTGTGATACTATCAAAATCTTTTTTCAAGTTTGCAATAGAATTATAAACAATCTGGTCAAACTCACCGTTTTTATACATATTATCCAAAGATGTTTCAAGGTGCTGTGGAATTTCTGCAATAATTGTATTAACAGCGTTGTTTAATACCTGGTCTTGTGCCTGGTATTTTAATGTAATGGTTTTTACAAAATCGTGGTATAACTGTTCTATTTTCATTTCAAAAACGGTGTGATTTTCTGTACCCTGCTGGAGAAATGATTTAAATTCGCTGTTAAGTTCGTCAACAAACTGGTTATATTCACCGATTAATTCTTGCATAGCTCGGTAAACTTTTGCAGTCTGTTCAATAGCTGTTGCGCTTTCACTATCGTAAAAACCGGGTTTATTGTCTGGTACTGCCCAGTGTGGTAAAAGTTTCATATAAAAACCCCTTTCGATAAAATATAAGGTGGTGGACGTTCCACCACCCTATTTAAAATGGTTTTAGGCTGTAGGCACTACAAATGCAACAGCGTTAACAAGTGGGGAATATGCAAAAGTCTGGTCAACGTTAAGATAATAGTTTGTGTAAACACCTTTACCGTTGAAAAATTCAGTAATTGCATAAAAATCGTCAAAAATCTGGAAAAATTCTTTGTCACAAAGCATTGCACGAATTGAACCCTTTGTACTTGTTGGGAACGCATCAATTACAATTTTTGCTGTGTCGTTAAAGTCTGCAACAGACATATTAAAAGCACTTGCCAGAACGTCAACAGCAACAGATACGTCTGTCATTGTGTCAATAATAAGCACCTGTTCGTTTTTGCGTGAAAATGTTGTAATAGCTTTTGTGTCTTTTGACTGGGCTGTCAAATAACCGTTCCAGTCTTTAGACGGAAAACACATCATACCAGATACACCCTTAACAGTTTTAATAAACTCTTTTGCGTTGCTTTCACTTGCAAGTGGGTCGGCAATATCCACTGTTTTAATTGCACCTTTTTTAATAGCTGTTGCAATAAGCTGTTTTGTGTTTGCAAATTCGTCCAGTTCAGCAGAATTGTACAGGGTGTTAATCAGTCCTGTAATGTAGCTGTCCAGGGCATCAATTGACATAAATGCTTTTGCAAGTCTCTTTCTGTCAACTGTAATTGGGTACTGGTTTTCATAGTTTTTACGGTGGTAAACTGTTTTTGTGTCTGGAAGATGTCTCTGTAACAGGTCACTGGAAATTGCGTCCGGTTTAACACCTTTAATAAAGTTGTGGTAAATTTCTTCGATTGTATCGCCAACCGGTTTTTTACCTTTTTTCAGTGTTTTAAGTGGGTTTTCAAAACGTTTTGTATGTACCACTGATTTAACCAGTTTGTTAAGCAGTGTGTTCATAAATTCGTTTGCAACCTGTACGTTGTCACCGTCCAGCATCAAAGCACCAATTTCTTCAATGTTGGTACGGGTTGCCTCTGGAATACGTTCCTGGTATTCAGTAGTGGCATTGTCTCGAATTGTGTTAAGAATTTCAAGTACGTTCATTACTTAATCGCTCCTTTTTCTGTAAATAAGTTTTCAAATTTTCTTTTAACTGGTGGTGTAGTTTCCAAACCAGTATTAGACTTTTTAATATCCTCTGGGGTTTTCTGTTCCTGTACTTTCAAAAACAGTTTCATATTAGCTTTCTGCAAATCTTCGTTTTCTGTTTTCAAAGTGGTGTTTTCAGTTTCCAGGGTTGTCAATCGGTTGTAGTCCGGTGTCAATTCCTCTGTCAGTTCTGCAAGCTGTGTGCGTATATCTGCAAGGTTGTCCAACTGTCCGATTGATGTAATTTTATCTGTAATTTCTTTTAATGCCATTTTGATATACCTTTCTTTGTCTGTTAAATAGAATAAAATTATATTTGTGTTTCTTTTTGGCTGTCGGCTGTTCCGGTTCGATAGGGTCGCCAGGTTCTAACCCTGTTAAGAACGTGTACCAGTTATTTGCGTTTTGCTGTCTGGTACTTTCAACCTCAACACCGGCACGTTCATAGTTTTTTAAAAATGCACTTGCAAGTATTGACGGTGATAATGTTGACTTTGTAAAGTCTGCAAATGATAACGGGTAATCAACTGTTGCTATCCACTGTAAACCGTGTTCAAGTTCATAAATGATACGGTTTAAATTGTTATCCATTTCGGACGGGTCTGCATAACCCTTTGAATTACACCAGTCTGTATAATTGGTTGCTGGTGTCCACTGTACCAACCCGTAACCACCGGAGTAGTTACCAACGTTTTCACTCTGCCAGCGTCCTGGGTTCAAGCTACTTTCAGCTTGCATATTACCCAAAATACCGGCAATTGCGTTATCCGTCCAACCAGCACCGGATAAATAGGAATAAATATAAAAAGCGTTGGTTTGCATCTCTGCCGTTGACAGTGGCTCACTTTCACTAAAGTAAGAACCGTAATAATTCCCGTAAATACCTTGACGTAAATTTGCCATATTAAATACCTAAAAGTTTATTAACCTCGGCTTGTACAGCCTTGTAATCGTAACCGGCATTTGTCAGCTTTGTTTTACGTGTTCTGCCATTACCCCAAACACCGTTCAAAACCTCTTTCGCAAGTTCCGAAACTGTTTTACGGTTTTCGGAATAGCCATTTAAACCAGCTTTTTTAATGATTGACGGGTAATCAATGTATGCATAGTTCATATCAACATTGCCGTTAATACCGTTTACTTTTCCGGAGCTTGAATACTGCCACATATTGTGTTTTGGTGTCAGTGGTCTAATGGCTCTGTACCGGGCAAGCCACAAGTCGTACCGTTTCAAACGGTTCATATCCAATTCAGTGTTACTATAATTCAAATATGTATAAACCTGTGCGTAACAACCCCAGCTTTCAATAACTTCAACGGCATATTCTACAAGCTCGGTGAGGGCTTGTTTTGAAATAGGTTTCAAAAGGTTGTCCTCAACGTCAATTACAATTGGATATTCAAACTTTTTACCGTCAATTGCTGTTTTCAGTTTCGCAAGTTCTTTGTTTGCTGTCGCAACGTTCTGTGCATATGTATAATAGTAAACCCCTACAGGAATACCCAGCCTTTTACACTCTGCGTAATTGTGTTCAAAATAAGGGTCTATGTAGATACCGCCAAACTCTGTATAGTTGGTTGATACCGTTTTGAGCATCGCAAATTTAATACCACTTGCTTTGACTTTTTCCCAGTCAATTTTACCTTGGTAACGTGATGCGTCAATACCTTTAACTTTCAATGTCTGTCACCTGTCCTTTGCTGTGTAATAGGTCAATACCCTGTTTAATAGGTTCTGGAATAGACACACCCATTAAGCCGGCATTTTCAGTAATAGAGATAAGTTCGTTTGCCATAAATGCAAAACAGATACAATTGCGTATGTAATCAATTGTAAAAAGTACGTCCAACCTATAACCGATAGCAACCAATACGAGCATTACAATTTTTTTAACCAGTCCTTTAAACCCTATAAAGCTGGACAGTCCACCGCTTTCGGTTTTTGGTGATTTATGAAACACAAAAGCAACTGCAACACCCATAAAGTAATCAATTACCATAAACATAAAAAGTGTCTGTATTGCATCGTCCCAGCCACCCAGCATATAGGCAACAGCAGAACCAATTACCCCGGCTGAACCACAAAAAACTTTTTTCATAGGCTTTTAACTCCTTTCGGTAAGATTATTATATTAATATAATTTTCACTATGATTATACAATAATTGTTAATAAAAAGGCAATATAAATTATACAATAATTACCAATATTCAGTTAATTTAAAGCTATCTGTATAACCTCGTAACACATATTCTTAATATTGATACTTTCAAAATATACGTTACCCATTTTGTAATTTTCAATAAAGGTTTTAAAATGTCCTTGTCTGCCTTTGGTCTTTAAAAACATTGTGTTTGGTTTGTGGTCTTTCAGTGTCAGTGAATACACCAGTAAATACGACGGGTCTATATCTTCACTCACCCACATTTTACCGTCGTTAAAGTCTGCCCACACCCCAAACGATTTATCTTTATATATAAAGGTAAAGAAATAACGGGCTTTTGCTGTTTTCTTTTCAATAAATGTATCGTTATCCAATAGTGCCTTATTTTCAATGGAAAAGTCAGCGTAATTTGTACCTGCTACCAACTGCCCAAACTCTGTATTTTTCTTTTTGTCGATAAAATCAGCGTTGCGGACATCTTCAACCAGTATTGGACGTGTTGGGTGTTTCCATATAAATTTACCGTTCTTATCCGGTTTTGTTGGTAAACGTAAACCCCAGTATAAAAAGTACGGGTTTGTTATGGTTATCAAGTTTGCAAGCAGAAATAACACAACACGTGGGTGTTGTGTGCCAGGTCGTGCAACCGTTTCGTATAGGTTCAACAGCTTTTCCGGTTCGTTCTGTAAGTAATGCTGGTTGCCCTTTTCCAATATAAATTCGTCGTATATCAGCATCGTAACGTTAGGATAGGAAATTGACTTTTTATTGTTTGCTGTGGACAGGGTAAAACCATAACCGGCAATATCGTGTTGTGTCCACTTTTCCTTTTCGTTTGCTGGTTTCAGTCGTATTAAAAATTTATCACTTTCAATTTTAAATTCATAATCTGGGTATTCCCACTCAATATCTTTAAAAAATTGTTCCATAGGCTTTTTTAAATCTTCCTTGTATCGCCTTATGTAACCAAACTGTTCTTTACGTTTGATAAAGTTATCAATGGCTTTTTTCTTTGCCCCGTATGATTTACCACCACCACGGTTGCCCACGATAACGTTAACTAACATATTATGTGTAAGGGTTCGCCCAATATCCCAGAATATAGAACGGTCAATATCTTGCATTTTCATTACCTCTTTAAATAGAAAAATGGAGACAATAGCAAGTTTATGAATAGGTGTCAACCCATTTACTATACAAAGGCTCTTCACCTGTGACTATGTACAGTAGCTCCATAATGTAACTTGAAATTATCTCCATATAACATTTTAACGTTTTTTAATTGTAAAGTCAATATCCTGTAAAATTACCCCACCTTTAACAATCTTTGGTTGATGTTTACCGGTGTATTTTGCACCAATTTCAAAGTTATCAAATGTAACGTAAGGGTAACAGCCAGCCGGCATACCAGATACAGTTATTTTCATTTTATAATACCCGTTTTTGTCCTTTGAATATAAATAATGATTTTCGGTTAGTTCACCTGTTTCGGTGTATTTACCTTTAAAATAATCTTCTTCGGTGATTATTTCATTTTCAAGGTAACATTTTTGACGTAAGTATTTACCCTTGTTAAATTTCATTTCAAAGTCCCACGCACCCAGCTTTGTAGCATCAATGTCCAACCCGTCTGGTAATTCAAAATTAGGTGATACACAATGTAAACTGTCTGTATCAGCATAAACAAATTGAATTTTGCTTTTACCCTGGTTATAATTGTCGGTTATTTTCTGCGCCGCACTGATTGTTTTTAAACGGGCATAGCTGGTTATAAATGATGCCATAGCTATATAAATACCGTCTTTTTCGGTTGCCTCACTATCATAAAACTTGATAACGTCGTTTTCTTCGTCCAGGTATGGTATTTTAGATTTTACCTTTGTATCTGTACCAAATTTACCGTAAAGGGAATTTAAAAACAATTTACTGATAAGATACAACCCGTGATTACCGTCTTTTTTAGCCTGTATTTTGTTGTTGCTCCATTTGTCAATATAGTCTTTAAATAACCCTTTGGTTGCTTTGAATTTCCAACCGGAAATATATTCAAGGTTGTACACGTCGTATTGTTCAAAGAACAATGCAAGGTCAACAGAATTTAAACACAATGCAACAATTTCATTATCGGAGCTTGTTAAATACTCATTACCGCTAAAGAACATACTGCCTTTAATTTGTATGGTGGGTATTTTCCCTTTTTTCAATTCAAATTCGCAACGTATCATTTGAGTATATAACGGGTAAATATCGTCTTGTTCGTATTTCCCCTCAAAAAATATCGGTGTACCAAATGGTAAATAACTATCATACATAACCGACGGGTAAAGGCTGTTAACGTCCAGAACGATACCGTTCTTTATGGTTTTACCGGCAAATTTAGGGTTTAAATACGTAAACCCTCCTTTGTAGCTTTGCTTTACGTCGCTATGGTATTTAGGTGTTGGAAACCAACGGTTAAAGTTCTTTTTCTTTATCAGCTTTTTGTATTCGTCTAATGCACAACTACCAATCGTCATTTTGTCCAACCCTTGACTATAAAAGTATTGTATAGCGTGTGCAACAATTTGCACGTCGTGTTTTATATATTCCTGTTCTTCCGGTGTTAACGGTGAACCCTCTGGTAATAGGTTATGGGCATCGTAGTCAATACAACCTTTTTGAATAGGTAATTTAAAACTTTTTGCGATAGCATCAACCGACATCGGTAATAATTTTAAGCTGTCTTGAAACGTGACTTTTTGAACCTTTTTACCGTGCAAATAAAATATAACCTCTATGGTGTAATACATACCCTTATCACTGATAAGGGTTGTAAATGTTTTACTTGCACGGTCGTTTTGTTCAACGTGTTTATACCCGTTATGAAATAACCAGTACATTATAAATTGCCCGTCAAACTTGAGGTTGTGAAAATAAATCTTCGGATTGTCTTTTTGCTGTTTGCACCACTGCATAAAATCGTCAATGGTTGTCCCAATTAATACATCGTCACTGTTTCCAACCTCTGTTACTGCATATGCCCAGACGTGACAATTTTCTTCAATTGTTGTTGTCTCAAAGTCGGCAACATACGATTTCATTATAAATAACCCCTTTATGCTGTTTGCTGTTTTGGCAACCAGATTGATTTTAATTTGCTCACATAGCCGTTGTACTGTTCCTGGTCTGGTGGGTAACTGGTTTCAAAGTCTCCGCCCTCGGCTTGAAATATTTCGTAAAAGTCCTCAAAGTCCATATTGTCAATTGCGTCAATAACGTCTGTTATATCCGTGGTATTAAAGTTTTCTTCCAGTGATTTAATATAGTTCGCTTTTAAACGCATTTCCCTTGCTTGCCAGTAGGTTGATTGACTTTCCTTTTGAATACTTGCAAATTTGCGTTTTAAATCGGCATTAGTCATTTTGGACGTAAATGCTTTTAACGGTTTTAAGGCAACCTCGTCCGCTTTTCCCATACCAATATATTTTTGACGTTCTCCGACGGTGTACCCCAGAGGTTCACCGCCAGAGGTTGCCTGCACGTTGTAAAACTGTTCGTATCGCTGTTTGCGTTTACGGTTGATAACTGCAACGCGTCGGTTCATTTCGTTCTTTTGCCATTTAGTTGTTTTAATGTTATAATCTGTATCGGGTATTGTTACAATTTGTTCTGCACCACGTTTTGAAAAACGTTTAAGTGCGTTAAGTTCTCTTTTTAAATCTTGTCGTGTGTCAATAAGTTCTTTCATTTGCTTTACCGTGACTTTTTCCGGTAAAGCGTTTTTTAATTCTGGGTGTTTTTTCTCTAATCTACTAATTTTAGCGTTAAAGTTTTTGACTGCCTTTTTTAAGTCCTCATTGTCAGACTGTTTCCATTTAATGTTATAGTATTTAGACAATCAATTTTTTCCTCATTTACATAAAGTAAAAACCCACGCTTTTCAATAGTAGTATAAAGTTTTAAATCCGCCAGAATATCACACGTAAAAGATAGATTAAATCGGTTTGACAGTGACATTGATATATCGTCCCTGTTTTTGTTTAGTTTTTCGATAAATTTACTCTTGTACAAAACACTGGAAAACACATATTTAACGTTGTAACCCTCGTAAGGTACTGTGTAATTATGTGGTGATATGTTCAAGTCGTAAGCAACGTTTGACCTTGTAAGTTTTGCCACTCTGTTACACCCTTTCTATTAAAATGGTAAATCTCCGTTTTCGTCCTTAACCGGTGTTGAATCTTCCAGAGTTGTCTGTTCAACCTTTGGTTCGCTGTCGCTGTAGTAGGCTACGATATACGGCTGTTTTTCTGTTGCTTTGTCGTTGATAAATGCCACAACCTTTTTACCGTTGTATTTGCCTGTAAGATACTTTTTACCGGCTTTTGATACGTTACACCAGAGTGATGTAATTTCGTCACCCAGCTTTTCGCCTTTTGCCACTTTGTTGTAAATTCTCAAGTCTGGCTCTTTTGGGTTCTTTTTCATTGTGTTGTAAAATGCGATAAGTCCAGAACCTGTAAAGTATTTTTTACCGTCTTTGCCTTTGTTCTGCCAGAGTGCAAAAGCCTGTTCCATTTTAAAACTTGTTGATTTTCTTGTTGTCTGTGTTGCCATAATTGTTTAAACTCCTTGTAAAAATGTAGTGATTTATTAGTGTTTTTAAACACCGCTTTTTTATTATACTCTTTTAAATTTTCATTTAAAAGAGATTTTGACAATTTTCTATAAATTACATCAATTCTATATCAAATTTGATTGTCAGCCTGTACAGAATTTCGTATAATTTGTCCGGTTCTGCTGTTATAACAATTGTGTTGCTGTCCTCTGCAAATGTTACCCAGCGTTCATACAGGTATTTACATAACCTTTCAAGTGTGTCAACCGGCATACTGTCTTTGCGTATTGTAATTTGTTTCCTGGTTAATTTAATAAGCATCGGTTAAAGCTCCTGTATTATCTGTTTTATGGTTTTGTGTGGGTATTCGATTTTATAAAAAATAATCCAGATACCCAGAGCAACCCAGAATATCCGGGCAAAGAATAAAAGTATAAAAAGTAATTCAAACATTTGTGTTTACCCCTCTTTGAATAGTGGACAGCGTTTTACAATGTATGATTGTATACCCGTCCCGTAATTTGAACGTATAACCGTTGGTTCTGCTACCCAGCCGGCAACCGGTGTAAAGTCTTTACTCCAACTGCATTTACCGGTTGCGTTCCGACAGTCCCAACAGATTGTTTTTTCATAAGTTTTACTGTTGTAGCTCATTTTCGCCGCCTTTCAACCTACAGATATTTATCTGTGATAAAATCCATAAATTTTAGAAAAGCAATTGCAAACGGTGTTAATATAACCAGTGTTATAAGGACTATGAAACCACCCCGTATAAATACTCCGATTATATCAAACAATGTTGCATCTGCCGGAATAGATACCCCAGAACCACTACCACGGTAAATTGGTAAAAATATTGGAAACCTCATTTTATATCGTTCTCCTTTCTGGTTTTGGTAGCTGTACCACCTCTAAACAACCGTATTTACCTAATTCGTAAAGCTCGAAAAACTCGGCTTTTGCTTTTGTTTTATCTACCTGGTTGGACAGGTGCAAGAACGTTTTATACGTCTTTAAGTTGATACCAACCACGGCATAGTTGAAATATTGGACTTTTTTCATTTTAAACACCCCGTATTTCTGTCATTTCTTTTACAACATCTTCTATGTATGTATATAAATCATTTCTTACAGTGGTATTAAACGACACATCTTTAACCCTCTGCTTTAACTTTTCGGCAAAGTCTTTAATTGCTTTTTCTTTGTCGTTGCTGGCTCTTTGCATCCAGTATTCAATATCTTCTGCAAGGTCGTCAATCATAGCCTGTTGTCTGTTGATAAGGTCAAAAGCATCTTCACTCAATGCATATTGACAAGATAACCCACTATATTCATAATACGGGCAATTATACGGACAACTTTCACCAGCATTTAAACATAATTCGCAAGCTAAAATAATATCTTCGTCTTTCATTTAGTCACCTGCTTTCTTCAATGTCTATAATCTCTATAGGTCCTAATTGTTCGTATTCAATGTCACCAATTCTGTGTATTGCATCACTTTCACTTTCTGCGTCTATAATATAAAAGCCTGCTGTTTCTACCTTGTATTTTGACATCTGGCTCACCTGCTTTCTACTAATTCAAATTCAACTCTGTCTATATGTTTTAATTTTACATATCGAACACTGTTTAAATATAATTCGGCTGTGTCGAAGTCGTCAAAATCCCTATGTTCAACAAAGCCACAATCATAAAATATTTGTACTCTGTATTTCATTTAATCACCCTCTTTCAATTCTGCAACAAGAACGACACCAAAACCGTCTTGCCAGTGTTCAGCCTTGAAACTTTCAATTTCACGTTCCATAAACATTTGATAATAATCTTCAAATGGAAAATGGTAGACACTTATAGATTTATCAAATAAAAATATTGGTGTTTCACTTATTGCGTAAAGTTCTTTTAGTTTCATTTGTTATACCTCGTTCAGTTCTTCAAAAGTTACTAACCTATTATTAATCAGCACAAACAAATACACGTTGCCTTTATACCGGTATATTCGGTTAGTTATTACAAATTTATATAGACTGTGGATTGACTGGTCTATAATGTTGCCATACTTGATTATTTCAAGGATAAGCACCGATTGTTCGGTGCTGTATCCTTTTATTAGAATTTGCATTGGTGTACCTCGGTGTTACTGGTTGTTTGTGATGTAGTCAAAACTACTAAAGTATGTACAATCGGAATATGACTTTGTATCGTTCAAATCGTGTAATTCTGCTTTTGCTGTTTTACAATTCAAACAATCGTGTATCAACTCTGCAATAATGTTGCCCAGGCTAACACCAGTCATATAACCCTCGTTTACACGCTCGATTATAAAATTAGCATCAAAGCTGTATTCCGGTTCACCGTCTACCAGACAGCTAATAAAACCGTTGTGCTGGTTAATTACTATTTTTCTTGTTTTCTGTTTTGCCATTTTTAGTATTCTCCTTTTATTTCTATATTAAAGGGTGAGTGTTCCACCCTTATTTAACGTCGTCGTAGTAACCTATGCTGTCCAGTAAGTTCCAAAGTTCACGTGCTAACTGTTTGTCGTCCTCTGCAAGTATATTTGAACCTTTATTTTCAAAATATTCAGCACTGGCAAATAAAGCTCCGATTATCTGGTTGGCCTGTTTACTTGATATTTTAACTGTACCGTTTTTCTGTATTGTCATAATTTGTTACCTCGTATATTTTCCTGTTATTTCCTTAGCTGGTAATTACATTATAATCTTTTCGTGCCATTTTGTCAATACTTTTCGTGATATTTTTACATTTTGTTTTGTGTTATTTTGTTAACAATCTTTATACTGTCTGTAATATGTTATTGTGATATAATATTACAAATAGTATAACAATAGAATACCGGTTCCCAGGTCTTGCCGGTTCTGGTAGTGGTTGGGGAAATTCATAGTAAG